TTGGGTTTGCTTAACCCACTAGAAGTCGCCTGGGAGTTGACTCCCTGGAGTTTTGTAGTTGATTGGTTTCTTCCTGTTGGAAACGTCCTTGGTGCACTTAGTGCTACCAGCGGTTGTTCCTTCAAGTCGGGAACATTAACTCGCGTCTTAGAGCAACAAATCCAATGCCAGGTTATTCCTAAGAATAGCATGTCAGGTGGAAATGGTGCTACAAGGAGCGGGTCGGCCGAAGGTTCAGGTAAGTATTTCAAAATGGACCGTCAGGTCTACTCTGGAACTCCTTTCCCTGTCCTTTACGTCAAGAACCCTCTTAGTGTGGGCCACGCGCTGAACGCCGTAGCTCTCATAAGGAGTCTTTTCAAATAACCCCACTGAAAACGAGGCTATCATGCCAGCAAATGCCGCTATTGCCATCCAAGATGGCGCAAGTACCCCTGTAACCCACACTTTCTCGCCTACGAAGATCGATGCCAATGGCATCGCCACCTTCGAAGAGCGCGTGAGTGGTGTTCCAATCGGGTACCCCACGATCACGTGGAGCGTGCGGGCACCGACCAAAGGCTCGTCCACTTACAAGGTAACTGGTAAGTTGACTCAACCGAAGGTCGTCGACGTAACCGACTCAAGCGGTAAACCGTGAAGACTGTCGACTACACGAACCTCGCTACCATTGACTTGGTTGTCTCTAACAAGAGCACCAAGCAGGAACGTAAAGACCTGCGCGTATTGGTGGCTAACGCCCTCAACAACGCGCTGCTTGTTACGTCTGCTGACGATCTCGAATCGTTCTGGTAACGTCGGACTGACGCACACTATGGATTAGTGTGCGAAGGAGCCAGGTGACCTTATGGGTCCCCTTTCTTTCGTGTTTGCAAAAGCGAGAACGCTATGCAGGTATCTAACGCAGTTAGCTACAGTCGTAAAAGCAACACTCACCATACGTGCTCTAAGATACTTAAAGCACTGGGTACGCCTCTTTCACGTCAGATTAACACCTGGCTGGAAGAGGGCGATTACCTCAATGTGGTCAATAGCAAAATT